CGAAATATAACACAGTAAATACAAAGCACAAGGGGTGGGGTACTCATGGGACCTAAAGCATGCGAAGCGAAAAATCCATTTTCCCCCGTGCTCACGTGAAGAGCAAGAAAAGTATATTCCAAAAATTTTGGGGGTGGGGGGTGTTGAAATAAAAAAGGTATGGGGGGTGTTTCTATGTGGGAGATTGTGGGAGAGTTGTGGATATTTAAGTAGGGGGAGGGGGGTCTAGTTGGCAGCAAGAAGTACCCTTAATGTTATGTATACGCTGATAACCAGATATACCTTAGGTACTTAATGCCGATATAGGGGGAGTTTTAAAACGCGATATCTCTTGTGCAGATTAGTGTGTATAGAGGGACTGATACTTCTTTTTTTAAAAATGGGGTGGTGGGTATGCTTGCTTCTACCATGCCTAACATTGTTAGGGGTAGGCTATTTATTGTTTCTATTTTGTGTTACGAATATGATTATAATAGACCTATGCAAACCAAAACAGTTTGCACCTGACTAGGCAGATACCTAGTGTTTAAATAGGAGTAATCAAATGCAAGAAAATACAATCAACCTAGATCAACAGATCGACAATGCTCGTGCCAAGGTAATTGGTCAGTATGAATCAACCTACGGCGCAAACGTTGATTATGCTTCACTACTCAACCAAAAATGGGAGTTCGATTGGTTTGAGTTAAAGCATACTGACACCAGCGACGAAGGTAAGGCAGTAAAGGCAGAAGGTGACCGTTTTCGTAAAGGTATCAAGCAATGGCATTCTAACCCTAGTACAGCATGGAAACAGATCAGAGAGCATGCCCGTACTGCTCGTTATGGTAAGCCAGTAGTAGAAACCACCGAAGGTGGCGAAGGTGGCGAAGGTGGCGAAACCGAATCATCAGGTGACGCTAAGCATAATCGGTCACCCGAATTGCGTAATCTTGAGGAGCTGATTGTATTGTTCAAGTTCAACCGTCGCCAAGAGTCATTGAGCGAAGAACTCAAGCAATGCCAAGCGTATATTGCCAAGGCATTGGAATCGTTAGGTGTCGATATCGGTATGATCGGCGACTAAGTAATCCTACCTACCCTAACATTGTTAGGGTAGGTTTTTAACCCTTAACCCTACTGGAGTAATCACAATGCCTGTATTCTACAAAACCAAAAAAGTAAACACTACCTTTTATAAACACTTAGATTCGATTCAAGGTGACGCATGGAGGCAAATGGAGTTGTTTCCAAAATTCACTGCAACAATCGACTCTCTGCAAGACGGAAAATACTTAGTACGGTTTATGCATTGTGATACAGAAAACGGTAAACCCACAATTTTTTCTGATCGCACCATGGCTTATGAATGCATCTCGGCTTACCTATCTCAGAATAGTCATGGTGCTGATTCGCCTTACGAATACCGTGAGCAAATTTAGCAAATCCCCGAAAGGGGATTTTTTTTGTCCATGCCCTAACAATGTTAGGGTTTTTTTGTTTTTGTCATTTTTCAAAAATGATAGTTCTTAGGAGGGTGGTAGCCCAAAGCCTCGCATCCCAAGTTTTTGTCGTTTTGAAAATGACAGTTCTTAGAGGAGTGGAAGCCCATAGCGCCCCTAACATTGTTAGGCTTGAGCCAAAAAAGGTTTTCTAATATTGCATCCTTTAGAATCAAGGACTTACACCTATTATTAGAAAAGCAAAACACGATTCTAATAATACAAAACCCTTTGGAATCAAGGACTTGCAAGCGTTTTTGGGGTATTATTAGAAAAAGTGCAAAAGTTGTGTACGAACTTCTAAAGAGAGCCTTTAGCGCAGTGCAAAATCTTACAATAGCAAAAAACTCTATGGGGGTATATAAAATTTTAAAAAGTCTAATAATCTAATAATACCTAATTTTCTTCCCGCCAAGCCTTGTACTTATTGACTTTCATATTATTAGAAAATACATTAGAAAAACCTCCACTTTTCTAATATTACCTAACTTTTCTATTATTACCCCCGTTCCGAATTATTTTTATTTCTTTGCAGAATACTTGATCTATCTCTTATTTTGTGTTATACTATACTTGTAGTATGAAAAAATGAAAAAACAAACAAAGACCTAACATTGTTAGGGGAAAGGCAAAAAATGCAATCACAGTATTCACTAGCAACCCAAGGCTCTATTCGCCCTATAACTATGCTATCAGGTGCGACTTGGTATCGTGCCTCTAGATTCTTTTTAGGTAATTTTGAATTTCAAGATTTTAAAAATGCCGACAATGCAAAGGCATGGGCAGGGATTTAAAGCAGTCGCAGTAAGAGTAAGTCGGGTTCTCTACTAATCCGACAAGCCCTAACAATGTTAGGGTGCTACTAAGAAAGAGGTAATCAAATTGTTTAATCCATCCACTCAAGGTTTAGATGTAGATGCAGTCGTTGCAGAAAAGCGCCAAGGCGCAATCGAGGCTCAAACCTCTGCTTATGGTGCTAATGTGGAATACGCAAAAGCCCTTAATCTGAAGTTTGACGGGTTTGATTGGTTTGCAGTAAGCCACACCGATTCTACGGATGAGGGTAAAGCAGTCCGCAAAGAAAAGACAATTTTCTTTGATGGCTTGAAAGCGGGTAAGCACTCAAATCCCTCTAAGGTTTGGAAGGATGTGCGGGATTATGGTTTGATAGCCCGCTATGGTGTAGCAGATACACCTACTGAAGAAAGTGCAGATGGTGAAGTTGCTGAGGGTTCGGATGATGCAAAACACAATCGTTCCCCCGAGTTGCGTAACCTCGAGGAATTAACAACCCTCTATAAGTTCAACCGCAGACAAGAATCTTTGTCCCCTAAATTAACTAAAGTTCAGCAGAAGATCGCTGAGGCTTTGGCTGAGATGGGTGTAGATATTGGGATGATTGCAGACTAACAGGGAGGGGGGCGCAGTTTGCCCCCTAACATTGTTAGGTCATTTTTAACTTTTTAAGGAGTAGTCAAAATGGATTCTTATTCAATTCTAGAAGTTTTAATGCGCAGAGATGGTATGAGCAAAGAAGAGGCTTTGGAGTTTATTGCCGAAGCAAAGCAGATGGTCGCAGAGGGTGCAAACCCCGAAGAAGTATTGCACTATGAGTTTGGCTTAGAACCCGATTACATGTTTGACTTGATGTAATCCCCTCCCCCTCCTTACATACCCTGCCAAGTGCAGGGTATTTTTTTGCCTATACCCTAACAATGTTAGGTTAGATTTCTTTGTCATTCGGCTCTTGCCGAAATGACAGTTCTCAGAGGGGTGGTAGCCCGAGGGGAATATCCCCAAAAATAATTCGGAACGAGGGTCGATTTCTGCCCAAAAAACTTGATCTGTCTAGTATATTATGTTATAATATAAGATATATATATGAGAATAAAGATTCGCCCTCATTTTATATTTTGTTCAACCCCTAACAATGTTAGGTCTATACGGAGGTAGTTAAATGATGCTAGATACATACAACAACGACTTAGTAGCAGATGTAAACCACTTCATCAATGATGACAAACTAAAAGGCATGCTCACCGATTATGAGTGGCTCGACACGATTGCGCAGATTGTAGAAAAGCGTAAGTTGGTCATTGGTCTAACCGATTGCACGACAGGGCTTCGCTATGAATAATGCATGGGACATTTTGCTTGGTGTTGCTCTAGTAGTCTTTATGGTTAATTTGATATGGGGGGTAATGTAATGGCTCAGTTAGATATTGATTTTGGTGATGAGGTTAAGCAAGCCCCTCCTAACAATGTTAGCCCTACTCAAGCAGTGGCAAGTGCATGGGTGCAGTATGCAGACGCAAACAGGCTCAACCCTAAGACCAAGAAGTACAAGGAGTCGCAACATGCGTTCCTTTGCGGTATTGGGCATGTGATGGGTAACTCTATGCCTATGTTGCTATCCATGTGCTTGGCTAGTGGCAGGGATATTGCCTCGATCATTGAACGCACTCAACCCCGATAAACCAAAGGAGACCTAACAATGTTATATGGCATGGACTGTGAATGTGGCTTGGAGATACCGATTGGCAGACTAGACCTAGGGTATACGACATGCTTAAAGTGTGGCGACAAAGTGGCAAAGCGTGTAAAGCATATTGTGCAGATACCCTATTCCAAGGGTGCGTACCAATATATCCACAACCCCCAAGACTTATGCTTTACCAACCCAAAGAGGACAACATGACAGAGAAGTCACAACCAACCCTCTATGAAATAGCCCTAGTCAAAAGCTATGCCTTTACCCAAGAGTACAACCCCGTATCGGGGCAAGCTGAGGATAAGCATGGATATAGGTTTCTCAAAGAGGGTTACATAGCAGGGTTTATGGCAGGGTTCGCACACAAAATGGGAGGTGGACATGACTAAGTTTTACAAGGGTGAAAGAATCTCGGAGTTGCTCAAGCAGATAGATAAGTTGAGCAAAGCATTGGAAGATAACCACGAGGAGTATGAGAACGAAACGCAAGCGTTACGGGCAGTAGAGGCAAGGACTACGCTAGCAATAGCAAAGGCTAAATTAACTTCATTACAAGGAGAGTGATATGGAAAAGATCGAAGATGTGATTCTAGATGCACAAGATGCGTTCCATGTATTTGATGATGAGCAAGGCAATATCTTTACGGATGATGACCGCATGCTCTTTTGCGAAGGATTCAATCAGGGCATGGAGGCTATGCGTAAAGCAACCCTAACATTGTTAGGAGAGATGAAAGATGGGGTATAGATCACAAGTTGCAGGAATCATTAGCGTAGACAGAGTGCTTGTTAAACCTGAGTCGGGGAGTTCTTACTACAAATACGACAAAGCCAAGTTCAAGGAGATGATTGGGTTCATCAAACTAACCAAGTTCTATGAGTTGTGGACTGAATCAGACAACGATTCATTCGGGTGGAAAGATGGTGCGTTCATCATGCATGGCAACGATTGGAAGTGGTATCCCGACTACCCTGATGTTATGGCATGGGATGAGATGTGGAAGAACATGCAAACCATCGAGGGTATATCAGGCTACTTTTGCAGAGTGGGTGAGGAGAGTGATGACATTGTGCATATGGAGTTTGGGGATGACCCATGCACCGATTACTTCCATGCCTTTACTGCCCTTAGTTTTGAGGGTGATGATTACTTAGGAAAGAGAGATACAGATGAAGCAGAGACGACGCAAGAAAATACCGCTACACCGCAACCCGATTGTGCGGGCGCTAATCATGCAACCGAAACGCAACAACGGAAAGCATAAGCCTAACAATGTTAGGACTAAGACAGTAGGTATAGAAGATTAAACGCAGCGCAACTAAACAAGGAGAGTAATTATGTACGGACACCATAGAAATTCGGGGATTCATCCCCTTGCAAACTACAACGAGGCATTCCACAAGTGGGAGTCGACCAAGCCCATTCGTGGTAGGGGTGTAGATGTAAGACCACTAGGGCATCGCAAAAGTGCTGACCAATACAAGATCGAGTTGCTACCCGAGGGGGGTGTGGCTTGTGTTCTGTATAAGACGGCAGTAGTAACCTTTTTTGAGGATGGCGATATCCGCATCTTGAATGACGATTGGAATAGTGTATCGACATGCAATTTCATAGACGAAGTTTTATGGGGTGTGCGTAGTCGCATCTATAACAACGATCTGTATGTGGGCACAGGACAAGGTGAGTTTGCGCTAGGCAAAGAGGGTATATGGCTACGCATGAATGACAAGGGTAATCTCGAGGTCAAGACTGACAAGCTAGCACCTAGGTATGTGCATGCGATAGACCGCAAGAAGGCTAACAATGTTAGGGCGCAGTACAAGCCCTTCCTTGATTATGTTAGTAGGATGTGCAGACTCAAAGGTAATGACCCCTACCCTGTATCGGAGATGGCTCGAGTGTTTACACCTTTGGGGAATATGGGTGTCTTGTTAAACAATCGTGCTTATGACAAGTGGACTGATTCAATCAAGAATCTATTTACCCTGATGAAATCAGAGGGTGAGAGTCAGCACGACAATTTCTATAAGGCTTTACTACTACTAGCTAACTCATATGGTAATCATAGATACCACGAACCCGAAGGCTATGTGATAACAGATAAGAAGATCAAGGTAGCCCTTGACGATTTGATTGTCGGATTCCACCGAGATGAGGTGCTTATGCAAAAAGAGATACCACTAGGTGTAGCTCGCAGAGATAGCAACGGCAGATACTTTAGAGATGGATGGCGCAGATTGCATGAGGCATAACAATGTTAGGCGATTCCGAATTATTTTATTTTCTCGGCAGAATCCTTGATCTGTCTAATATTATGTGTTATAATATAGTATATATAAAATAATAAATGTTAAAGTTTTCAACCCCCTAACAATGTTAGGGCTAACGCAGTAGATGTAATCAACCACAACAGGAGAATCAAAGCATGGCTGAAATAAACTTCGGTAAAACAGTAACACTAGCACAGGCATCAAACATCATTCTTTCCACACCAATGAATCGCTACTTCTTAAAGGGCGAGCCAGGAATTGGTAAGTCGTCTCTACTTAAGTCGCTATCAGCAAAGCTACCCGACCATGAGGTGTCTTACATTGATGTGCCTAACATGGACTTGGGTGATATCGCTATGCCCGTCATTGATCGGGAGACAAAGACTACTGCCTACTACCCTAACAGTAGATTCAAATTGCATCTGGGTAGACCCGTCATAACAATGTTAGATGAGTACACAAAAGGTGCTGACCCGATTAAGAATATGTTGCACCCTATGCTTGAGGTGGCAAACCCTCGGCTCGGTGATATCCCATTGCATCCCGAATCAATTACTTTTCTGACAGGCAACCTTAGTTCAGACGGAGTAGGCGATTCCCTGAAAGCTCATAGTATGAATCGTATTATTCCGCTACATGTAAGAAAGCCTGATGCTGAGGAGTGGATGGCATGGGCAATCGAGAATGATATTGCGCCTGAGATTATTGCGTGGGTTAGACAATTCCCTCATGCAATGGCTAGCTACTTAGATGATGGTCAAGCAGACAACCCATACATTTTTAATCCAAAAAAAGTGCAGATGGCATTCGTGTCTCCTCGTTCCCTCGAGAGAGTATCTAACATTGTTAGGGTGCGGTCACAATTGGATGCCGATAGCTTGATATGTGCAATGAGTGGTGCGGTAGGGGAGTCAGCCTCTCGTGATATGCAAGCATACATAGAGTTCTCGGATCAGCTTCCTACTTGGGAATCCGTGATTGCTAATCCTAAGACTGCCTTAGTTCCCGAGAGTGCGGGTGCATGCGCAATCATTGTGTTCGGTGCTATCAGTAAGATGGACAAGCAGAGTATGCCTAAGTTCATGGACTACATTGAACGATTCCAACCCGAGTGGCAAGCATGCTTTGCTATCAACATTGCTAAGTCACCAAGCAAGCAGTCTATTGCTTTCAGTTCTTCCAAGTTCGCTGATTGGGTTCAGAAGAACGAGGACTTGCTATGACCAAAGAAGTAACAATTAAGAAACGAGTATTTAAGGAGACTGTATCTAGGGAAAGAATAAGGCAAATCCAAGAACGAGCGATAGGCAAGTTGCGTAAAGTTATGTATGCCAAAGGTTATAAGTTCGAGGATTTTTTTGATGATTCAAAAAAGAAAGGCTAACAATGTTAGGTGATATTCAAGTAGTCAAAGACAAAGAAGAACGCAGATTGAGCAAAGTTAAGATTTCAATTATGCGTAATCCTAAGTTCGCATTATGGTCAGGCTTGATGACTGTCGGTAAAACAAGCATAGATGACAACATCCCAACCGCATGCACTAATGGTAGAGATGAACGCTATGGTCGTGAGTTCGTTAAGACTCTAGATGATAAAGAGTTGGCATTCGTAGTGTTGCACGAAACATTGCACAAGGCTTATCGTCATCTCTTTACATGGCGCAGGCTAAATGATGAGAACCCTCATCTTGCAAATCTAGCGTGTGACTATGTAATCAACCTTCAGCTAAAGGATATGGACAAGGATGAATTACTAATCGCCATGCCTCAGCGTAATGGTAAGGCGATAGGTGCAGTCGATGAACGATTCCGTGGCATGAACGCTAAGCAAGTATTCGACATACTCAAGGATGAGGAGGAAGAAGGCGGTGGTGGCGGTGGTGAAGGTGGAGAAGGTGGTAAAGGTGGTGGTGAAGGCTTTGATGACCACGATTGGGAAGGTGCGAAAGCATTGAGTGAAGAAGGCAAGAAAGAGCTAGAGCGTGACATAGATCAGGCTATCAGGCAAGGTGTAATTGCTCAGCAGAAACTTGCAGGGGCAGGGGGCGGTGGATTGTCTCGAGAGTTGCAAGAGTTGCTTGAACCCAAGGTGGATTGGAGAGAGTTGCTCAAGGAGTTTGTTCGCTCTACATGTAATGCGAAAGACACAAGTTCGTGGCGCAGGGTTAATCGTAGATACCTAGGTCAGGATATCTATATGCCTACGCTAATAGGTGAGCGTGTAGGGCATCTTGTGATTGGCATTGATACGAGTGGCTCAGTAGGTGGTAAGGAATTGGCAGAGTTCTTATCTGAGGTGCAAGGCATTGCTAAAGATGTTCACCCTGATAAGGTCGATCTTATCTATTGGGATGGTGAAGTTGCAGGGCATGAGGAGTATGACTCTTCCCAAGTGGATAACATTGTTAGCTCGACCCAACCCAAGGGGGGTGGTGGTACTGACCCTACTTGCGTAATGCGTTACTTGAAAGAGAAGGTGATTAAGCCCGAGGCAATCATCATGCTAACCGATGGATATGTAGGGGAGTGGGGAAATGATTGGGATGCACCGATTCTATGGACTATCGTGGGAGGTAATAAATCTGTTGCCTCTGTGGGTAAAACAATACATGTTAAGGACTAATCATATGAGCAAAGTAATAATAAACATGGGATGGAATAAGGAGTTTGTTATGGATGCTGACAAAGCCCTAACATTGTTAGACCTTCTCAAAGATGCAGAGATTTACAAAGAGAATTATCGAAGTGCAGATAAAGGGGGTAGTACCTTTCATATCTTTCCCCAAGATAAGTTGTTGTGTGACATGCGTGTGTTAAGTGTTGCTTTTTATAACCTAGCGAAGTTAGCTGGCAAACCTGAGGAGAGTTAATCATGAGTATATCTAGTAGCGCAGTATTGGTAGAACTAAACATTAGTGTTTGGACTGCCAACAAGTTGGACAAGGGTGCAACCGATAGTGTGCTTGCAAGTAATAGTGCAAGTAGCGGTTCAGCACAAGTGCGTAAGAACTTAATGGCTGGAACTGACAAGCGTAAGAAGATAGCTGACTACGCTGCTAGGGCTAGGCTCTACCATAATCAGACTACGCTGTCGTGGTCAGACAAAGGTGCTAGGTTACTACCTACAAGTTTGTTCATGGACTACAAGTCAAACATGAATGTGTATCAAAGCAACATGAAAACCATGATCGAGGACTTCTATACAAACTATGCAGACCTGATCGAGTTGTCTAAGCATTACATGGGTGATCTGTTCAATCCTTACGACTATCCTGATATGGATACGCTTAAGTCTAAGTTCGGATTCCGATTGGTATTCTCTCCGTTGCCTGAGGGTGGTGACTTCCGTTTAGATATTCCGAAAGCGGACATGGATGAATTGGGTGAGCAGTATGAGTCAGCGTTTAATGACAGGCTCAAAGATGCCATGCGTGAACCTTGGGATAAGTTGCATAAGAACCTTGTGCATATCTCAGAAAAGCTAACCGACATAGATGGCGATGACGATAGTAAGAAGCGGTATCACGATACCCTGATTACGAATGCGCAAGAGTTGTGCGGTTTACTTACACACTTGAACATAACAAAAGACCCATTGCTTGAGAATGCTCGCCGTTCCCTCGAGCTAACAATGTTAGGTGTTGATATCGAGGACATTAAAGAACATGCGGAAGTTCGGCAGTCTGTTAAGTCTAAGGTTGATGACATTCTTAAGAAGTTCGATTGGTAAGGGGGACTTATGTTTACTGTACTAATAACAATACTTGCGTTAACAGGGGCGCTTACATGGGCTTTTGTTTTATATGTTTTGTTTAACATTTATATAAAGGATTAGTAATGACATACGAGAATATCAAATTAAAAAAGCATGACAAGTTTGGAGAAGGTGAGAAGGAATCAGTTATCGACCCTTTTCTCAAAAGCTTTATAGAGAAGCTAGCGCTCAAGTATCCACAATGGACATTCGAGGAAGTGCATAACACGGCTATCTCCAATACTAAGACTTATGAAGCGTATAAGTTTAATGTTGTGGATAAGAGAGAAGTCTTAGGTTCTATTGATAAAGAGTATACGAGCAATGGTGGGTGGCGGTATTGCGTAGACAACCATCGTATCAATGGTGTGCGAGAGCGTGGTCGTGGTATGAAAACAATCCACGAAGATAAAGCCCTCAAGCATGTGGGTAAGTTCTTTGGTAAGAAGAATATAAACGAGAAGTTTACTGAGGCTACTCAAGTAATTGGTAGTGCGTTAGGTAGCATACACAATCAGAAAAGATGGGACTTGTCTCACAAGTGGGATGCACTCAAAGACCATGCACAACAATTCATCGTTGATAACTATGCACAGTTTGCTAGCACAGTAGCAGGGGATAAAAAACCAAGTGATAACTTAGAGAAGTTGCCGTCTTGCTATGCGGAGTTTAGTTCAGTTGATGCAATGCAAAATGCGTTGCAAAAAGGAAACGCTTACATTGTGTTCATAGATGGAGTAAACTATTCTGTACAAAAGGGCAAAGACCCTCTAGAAATAAAAACAAGTGAAGAGTTGCCCGACTTTATGCGAAGGGCAGTAGGGCTACTTAAACTAGTTGAAGATAACCAAGTAATAGAAGGTGTCGGTGTTCGTGCAAACGAAACAACTTTCTTGGTGATGCCTAACAATGTTAGCTAAGGAGTAGATATGAGATTATTTAAACGCAAACTTGATGTAGTTAAAGATGTATCTAAGGAAAGGAAACAAGCTATGGCTACTGATACTAACTCTAGGTTCGTATACACAGGTGGTTCTGATGTAATGAAAACCTTTAAGCGGTATGGGTTTGTTCCACCTAGTGAATATCGTGATGATTATTTATTTAAGATTAACAGAGAAGCTAACCAAAGAGAGAATGATGAATGAAGTAACCCCAAAGAAAGGTAGAGGTAAGGGGGTAAAGCCTGCAATGGTTTACTTTCCCCTCAGATTACCAACAGAAGTAATGCAGTTTTTTGAAGCTTACCCTAACAGGAATGCAAAGATTAGGGAAGTGCTAGCTAGTTATATTCAACAACAAGGAGAAGTAAATGAGAACACCAAGCAAAAAATCGCAGAAGTTAAATAGTTATTTAGAGTTGAACCCTACTGCTAAGGCGAGTGCGGTTGCCAAGTTGTTTAAGGTAAGTGCGCAATCCGTATATCAGCGTAAGGCTAAGCTTAAGAGCGCAGCGACTAAAAGTGATTGGAAAACCACATGGGTGGGGACAAGCAACAAGAGCGTTCGCCAGAAACCTTCAACGCTTGTACCTAACGCAGTAGCATCAATGGCATTGTTTGCAGATGATACAGTCAATCACCCTAGCCACTATAAGGTAGGTGGTATTGAGACTATCGACTTTATCGAAGCTAAAGACTTAGGGTATCACCTAGGTAATGTAGTCAAGTACATTACTCGTGCTGACCACAAAGGGAATAAGTTAGAAGATTTACAGAAGGCGCAATGGTATCTTAATCGTGCGGTTGCAAACCTAAGCAAGACCTAACAATGTTAGGGGCGTTTGATTACGATAGAACCTATTAGCCTTGTAGATGCGAACGATTTTATTCTCAGCTAGTTGCCCCGATGCTTTTTTACGCTAGCTGAATCCAAACTCTGAGGGTGGCAGAGAATCTACATATCCACCCAACCCCTCCCAAATATATTTTAAATTCTCCTTGACAAAGTCCAACACCATGTTAATATGGTGGCATGGCACAAACTCCCGAAAAGAAAGTTAAAGATAAAGTTGTTAAGCTAATCAAGGCTTACGGCATTTATTATTTTTTCCCTGCAACGCATGGCTTTGGTCGCTCAGGTGTGCCCGATATCATATGCTGTGCTAAGGGTAAGTTCATTGCCATAGAATGCAAAGCAGGCAACAATAAGCCTACTGCACTACAAGAAAAAGAAATGGCAGACATCCGTAAAGCGGGTGGACATGCCTATGTAGTAAACGAGGAGAACCTAACATTGTTAGGTGCAACCTTAAGGAGCTTACTTTACGAGGAGGATATTGATGGCAGATGTTGAAATAAACAAAGGGGTTCAGATATTACTTGAACGCATGAGCAGTAACCCTGATGAGTTTATCCCTACCCTACGAGACGGGTATCCTAAGAAGTGGCGAGACCTTCTTCTTTCTGTTGAAATGCGAACCAATGGGGGCAAGGACTACAGAGATCAGTTGTCATTCCTAAACGACAAAGAAATCAAAGCCCTATGGGACAAGATGCAAAGTCTGCAAGGAGACTTGTTTACTAAACGAGTTATGGATACTCTGCTAAAAGATGCAGAAGATGGATTAGGTTATTCCGAGGTAGTAGCACTAATAGAAGCTAAAGCAAAACTAGCAGAACTATCATCAGGAAAACGGCAAGTTGCAAGTGGAAGCCCCAAAGGTTCGTTTTGAAAATATTTTGCATAGACTTTGAGACCTACTACTCTCAGACCTACTCGCTTAGCAAAATAACTACGGAAGAATACATCCGTGGCTCTGAGTTTGAGACGATTGGGTTTGCTATTCAAGAAGAAGGCGGAGAAACCCATTGGTATAGCGGTACTAAAGCACAACTAAAGACTGCATTAGATAAATATGAACTTGACAAGCATCTCGTGATAGCCCACAACGCTATGTTTGATATGGCTATCCTTAGTTTTATATTTGATATAAGACCTAAAGCCATTGTAGATACGTTATCTATGGCAAGAGCCATACATGGCACGGAAGTAGGCGGTAGTTTAGCTAAACTAGCTGAACACTATGAACTAGGAGTAAAAGGTACAGAAGTCTTACAGGCACAGGGCAAGCGTCGGATTGACTTTAACGCTGAAGACCTAGCCAAGTATGGGGAATACTGTAAGAACGACGTGGTTCTTACGATGGACTTGTTCAAGCATCTGAGTGCGGGCTTTCCTCCTACTGAACTACGACTTATTGACCTGACTATCCGTATGTTTACTGAACCTAGCCTATGGCTTGACGGCAATATACTGTACGACCACCTAGGTGATATTCAAGCTAAAAAATTAAAATGTTTAGAGCATTACAGTAAAGAAGATTTAATGAGCAACGACAAGTTTGCTACATTGTTAGAAGGCTTAGGTGTAGAACCTCCCACTAAGATTAGCGCTACGACAGGTAAGGAAGCATGGGCATTTGCCAAGACTGACGAGGGGTTTAAAGAGTTGCTTGAGCATGAGAACGAAGAGGTGCAAATACTAGCAACAGCGCGCTTAGGAGTGAAGTCAACCATTGAAGAAACAAGGACTGAGCGTTTTATAGAGATCTCGCAACGAGGCTTATTCCCCATACCACTACGCTACTATGCGGCTCATACGGGTCGTTGGGGCGGTGATGACAAGGTTAACTTGCAAAACCTACCAAGGGGGTCGATGCTAAAGAAAGCAATAATGGCTCCGCCTGGATCGGTGATTGTGGACTCTGACTCTAGCCAAATAGAAGCAAGAACATTAGCGTGGCTGGCTGAACAGAACGATTTGGTTGATGCGTTTGAAAGAGGCGAGGATGTATACAAGATCATGGCATCGTCTATCTATGTTAAGGCGCAAGAAGAAATTAGCAAAGATGAGAGATTCGTCGGTAAGACAACAATATTGGGATGTGGCTACGGCATGGGGAGTGCGAAATTTCAAGCACAGCTCAAGACTTTTAATGTGGAAATTGAGGATGGGGAAGCCAATCGTATTATCAAAGTCTATCGGGAGACTTATGATTGGATACCGCAACTTTGGAGGCAAGCGGGAGTAGCACTAGATGCCATCATTAACGATAAAACTGCTCCGTTAGGGCGCAAGGATGTGTTGTTTGTAGATGGGCGCAAAGGTATTCGCCTACCAAATGGGTTGTACATGAAGTATCCAAACCTACGCAAAATACGCAATGAGCAAGGTAAAGATGAGTATGTGTACGACATCAAAAAGGGTAAAGCCGTTATCCCTAACAGGATATATGGTGGGAAGGTTATTGAGAACGTCTGCCAAGCCTTAGCCCGAATCATTATTGGTGAGCAGATGCTCCAAGTAGCAAAGAAATACAAAGTAGTAATGACTGTGCATGATGCGATTGCTTGTGTAATACCTGAGCAAGAAGCGCAGACAGGGCAAGAGTATGTTGAGATGTGCATGAGAATGCGACCTAAGTGGGCACAGGAGTTGCCGTTAAATTGTGAATCAGGAGTTGGAAAATCATATGGAGAGTGTTAAATGAAAATTCACGTGGAGTTTAATTCAATAGCAGAGATGGTGAACTTTAGTAAGTTTGCAGGTAATGACTTAGTACAGATACCTCTATCTAAGAATCAGCAACAATCAGACGATGCGTATAAAGCTAAGTATGAAAGAACGGAAGCTAATCTTGAACGTGCTTACGAAAGGCTCAGAGAAATTAATAGCCACCCAAAAATAGTTGAAATTCTTAAGCAAGAAGAGATAAAAAAGAATGCTAAAGCATGGGATGAAAGAGAAAAGGTTAAAAAAGAAGCTTTTGAGAACGACGAGAGGTTTGAGTTTAGTAATCGTGCTTTGAACTGCTTAAAAGCAGAAAATATTTTTACTTTAAAAGATTTACTTAGCAAGACAGAAAATGAACTAATGAAGATACCTAATATGGGTAAGCTAACTTTGAAGGAAATAAAAGAAGAGCTTGCTAAAAACAAAATGAAACTTAAAAAACCGAGTAAACAATTATGAACGAACAAGACTTACGAGATTGCTTTGCTATGCTTAGAGGTGTAACAGGCGCAAGTGCAGAAGAGTGTTATAAATTTGCTGACGAAATGTTAGAAGCGAGGAAAGAAAATGACGGAGAAAAACTTGGAATTGCAGCAGTTAAACCTAAACGTAGATACAGTAGTAAAAAGGAGGATTAAATGAAAAAAATATTATTAATTACAGGGTTCTTAGGAGCATGCTCGTCATCGCCCTACGTAGATAATTCTAGGTTACCTGACACTGCGCTAGTAGTAGAAAAAGAAGTTACACAAATGAGTCGCAGTCAAGTAATTATGGCGGTACAAGAATGCGAGTCAAGCGGACTTAGACCATCCGTTATTATGTCTAGACGCAAAATTAATGGGAGTTTATCTGATGTTCCTGTTGATATAACTTGCATGCCAAGGTACGGAAAATAAACGCAAAATGACTTTTCTAGTAGCTAACATACCACCCGTTAAATGCTTTGTACGCAGGGAGTTTCTCTATAACCACGAGAAGGGTCATGGAGAACTAGAACCCTGTGTATGGATGACCGCCAAGGCTATAAAGGGTCAAGCCTTTCGTATCGAGTCGATGTTAACTAACTACGGGGCGCTGTACGACAAGCTACCTATCCATGCGTATGTTTGGAAAGAGGTAGTCGAGCCGTTACCCTTAGATCATTTACAGATATGGGACTGCCTATCGTATGACATGGCGGTTATTGAGAAATCAAACCTACGGGGTTTGAAGGTTAAGTTCTTTGGTAAAGACAAACAGTTTCACTTTGGCAATTACCTGTTCACGATTGACTTTGCCTCGCCCGAATCTAACAGACTAGACACTAGCTTTAGTGAGGGGGTCGAAGAGCATAAGAGCTATAACTTTATCCGTTTAGATAACGGGCAGTTTGCTTGCCAACCCAACAACAGGTGCTTGTGGTATGACGTATCACTCGTACCAGCAGTTCTAAAGACTCCTGACTTTAAGATACCTACCGAGGTATATAGCGTTGAGAACCACGCCAAATGGAGTGCTAAAGACGAATGGTTTTACGGGTTTGAAGAAATAAGAAAGGCACAAGAGAAATGAGTGCGTGGTCATATAGTGGATTAAAAACATTTCAACAATGTCCTAAGAAGTATTACCACCTTAAGGTTGCTAAGGATGTTAAAGACGACGGCAGTGAAGCCACAATATATGGCAAAGAGCTACACAAAGCTGCTGAGGACTACATTAAAGATGGTACACCCATACCACCCCAGTTTGCCTTTATTCAAAAGACCCTAGATGCGCTTAAGAATATCCCAGGTGAGAAGCATACTGAGATTGAACTAGGTGTATCTAACAAAGGTGGCAGGCTTAATCCTTGTGGATTCAACGATAAAAATGCATGGTATCGAGGCATTGCGGATTTACTAATCATCAATGGTGATGAAGGATATTTGGTTGACTACAAGAGCAGTAAGAACGCTAAGTATGCAGACTTAAAACAATTAGATTTATTAGCGGCGGCGGTGTTCACTCACTTCCCTGAGGTTAAGAGTCTTAAGTCTGCTTTGATATTTATAGTTAGTAACGAGTTTGTTAAAAAAGAACACAGTTCAATGCACAAGTTAGCCTACTTTGAGCATGTGCGGTTTGACCTAGAGCGCCTCGAAACGGCTATGAAAACAGGGGTATGGAACGCAGTAGCGGGTCCGTTATGCGGTTGGTGCCCCGTTAAGACTTGTCATAACTATCGGGAGAGACGCAAATGAGTTTTAGTAAAGGTATACCTGTAGGTAAAAAATTAAACGAGGAAAAAGGGGAGTTTGACGGGTATAGAGGTGAAACCGAAATTTGCATGTGTGTATACCCCTCCTGTAGAAATAGAAAAATACTTAGGTCAGAAGATGCCATTTTTTGGGATGGTGTAAACCTAGCTAAAGATGAGTTTGAAAGTAACTTAAGCCCATTAGCTAAATTAGCAGTCGTTGCAAATCCTTCGGACTATACAGAAAAGTATGGGCACTATTATGTAACCTTAGCTATGCATGCTGGATGCGCTGCAGAATGGGGTATGCACTTGATTAAAGATGCTTTAGGGAGCCATAATGTGGGTACAAAACTTCGTAAGGAAAAACCTCAAAATGCCATACGTGAACAAACCTAGACCATACAAAAAAGAATACGAACAGTATCAGGGTAAACCCGAACAAATTAAAAATAGGGGCAAGCGTAATGCTGCCCGTGCGGAGCTAATGAAAGATGGAAAGGTATCAAAAGGGGATGGAAAAGACGTCGACCACTCAAAGCCTCTCAGCAAAGGGGGCACAAGTGCTAAAAGCAATCTCAAGGTTAAATCCGCTAGCAGTAATCGCTCGTTTAGCAGAAACTCAGACCACACAGTTAAGCGGAATGTTAGCAAAAAATAGCATCATAACGGACTATAACTGGCCTGGAAAATTTAAACCATTTGACCATCAAAAGCTAACTTCTGAGTTTCTTACGTTAAACCGCAAAGCATTTTGCTTTAACGAGCAAGGCACTGGTAAAACAGCTAGCGTAATATGGGCAACAGACTACCTAATGAAGTTGGGTGTAGTCCGTCGTGTGCTGGTTATCTGCCCTCTGTCTATTATGAAGTCAGCATGGCAACAGGACTTATTTAAGTTTGCTATCCACCGCACATGCGATGTAGCTCACGGTAGCCCAGCTCAACGGAAAAAAATATTTGCTAACAACGCTGAGTTTGTCATCATTAACTTTGACGGAGTAGATATTGTTAAGCAAGACATCTTGAACGGGGGCTTTGACCTAATCGTAGTAGACGAAGCAAGTGCCTATAAGAATGCACAAACAACCCGTTGGAAGACACTCAGAGACATAGCTGGTCAAGTAAAGGGTATGTGGATGCTTACTGGTACTCCAGCAGCACAATCGCCCATAGATGCGTTTGGCCTAGCCAAGCTTATTAATCCAACTGGCACACCCAAATTTTATGGTCAGTTCCGTGACCAAGTTATGTACAAAGTTGGTATGTATCGTTGGCTACCTAAAGCTACTGCTCAAGACACCGTACATAAAGTGTTACAACCAGCTATTCGGTTTGAGAAAGACCAATGCCTAGACTTACCTGACGTTACTTTTGTTGAACGGGATGCACCCCTAACTGCCCAGCAAATGAAGTATTACAAATTGCTCAAACAGCAGATGACTATGTCAGCAGATGGAGAACAAGTTAGTTCAGTAAATGCGGCTGTTAATATTAATAAGCTTCTCCAGATCTCTGGCGGTGCGGTGTATACCGATACTAGAGAAGTCATAGAGTTTGATGTGTCCAACCGCTTAAAAGTTATTGAAGAAGTTATTAACGAAGCATCACATAAGGTCCTGGTATTTGTTCCATTTACTCATACTATAGAACTACTAAACAAATATTTAACAGCAGCTAACATACCTTGTGCAGTTATCAACGGACAAGTTCCTGTAAACAGACGGCACGACATAATCAACGACTTTCAATCAACAGAAAACATTCGTGTGCTTATCATCCAACCTCAAGCGGCATCACACGGGTTAACACTAACTGCTGCTAACGTAATCATTTGGTATGCTCCTATGACCAGTGTAGAGACGTACTTACAAGCCAATGCTCGTATTAACCGTCCTGGGCAAAAGAACCCTATGACCATTGTGCATATCAAAGGAAGTGAAGTAGAAGCTAAGTTGTACAAGATGCTAAGTAGCAATATAGATAACCACACAAAAATAATTGACTTATATAGACAAGAAATAGAAAATATAGCTTGACATTGTCAAAGTCATCTGTATAATAAAAAGTTCGTAGTTTGAAGGAGCTAAATGATGGAAGATTTCACAACAGATAAACTCGCCGAAGTTTACATAAAAATTCGTGATAAACGAGCAGAATTAAAAGAGCAATTTGAAGTACAAGACGAAGGCTTGAAAGCCCAACAAGAACTGCTAGCGGAGAAGATGCTAGATATATGTAGGGACAACAACGCTGACAGCATTAAAACACCAGCAGGGACAATCATTCGTAAAGTGGATACACGGTACTGGACGACGGATTGGGATTCTATGTATCAGTTTATAGAAGAACATGATGCATACCCCCTGCTCGAGAAGAGGATACATCAAACTAACCTCAAGCAGTTTCTTGAAGAGAATCCCGAACTGTTACCTGCTGGTTTACAAGCAGACAGAAAATACACCGTGGTCGTTAGAAGGAGCAAATAATGAGTAACATTTCTATTTTTCAACAAAAAACAGCACCAGTAGCAGGTCGTGAAGTTAGTGAGCTATCTAAGTCATTAGGTGCAACTACTAGTACATCCCGTCGTATCACCATGGCTAAGGGTGTATTCCGTCGTATTGTTAATGGCAAAGAAGCAGGTAAGATTAAAGACGGTCACATGAACGTCATCGTTATTAATGCCTTACCTAAAGTATCTCGTCAGTTTTACGCATCTGCGTATGATCCTGATGCGGCTCCTACTCTGCCAGACTGCTGGTCAAACCTAGGTGATGTACCTGACCCTAAAGCTGCTAATGCGCAATCAGCAAACTGCGCTAGCTGCCCACAAAACATTGATGGTTCAGGCCCTAACGGTAAGGGTCGTGCATGTCGTTTTAATCGTCGTGTAGCAATGGTACTTGAAGGCGATATGAGTGGCGATATATACCAGTTCAATATTCCAGCTAAGTCATTGTTTGGTAAGGGCACTGGTAATACACATCCGTTTGAAAGCTATATTAAGTTCTTACCAGCTAACGGAGAAAGCATTGACCGCATTGTTACTCAGATTGCATTTGACGAGAACGAGACTGCTGATGTATTGAAGTTTACTCCTGTGCGTCATCTAACTGATGAAGAGATTGATGTAGTAGAAGCTGCTCAGGCAACACAAGAATCTAAGACTGTAATTCAGTTGACTGTAGCTCAGCAAGATGGAGTTATTAAGCTACCACCAGCAGCTAAAGCAGCGCCAGCATTTGTAGAAACTGAAGAAGTTATTGAAGAGCCTGTAGTTAAACGGTCTAAGAAGGCTGAAGCGCCTCCTACAGCACCAAAGGCAAATCTAGCTGACGTTGTCAGTGCTTGGTCGGATAGTTAATAATGAGTTACGGCTATAGTGCCAAGACTATTCAGTTAAACAAAAGAGCCGATAGCAGTGGGCTTGGAGTTGCGTTGGGTAGGGCGGCTATTAAACTAGGTATATCGGTTGCAGATGTAGCCGCTACGCTTAGGGTTAGCCGTCAGACCGTCTATAACTGGTTTGTTGGGTCGTATACACCAAAGGACAGCGTTACCAAAGACGTAACTAGATTACTCAATAGTTTTAACAAGCACATCAAAGAATCAAAGCTTAAGTAAAACCTATTAACGGAGGTTTGGGGGGAGTAGTCCCCCCTTTTTTCCCTAACAACGAGACAACGATGGCAAATATTGACCTATTAAACAGAGTGCAAAGCCCCGATGGGTGGCTTACCGTGCTCGGCTTAAAGGGAAAGTCTGCTATACAAGAGCTTGTTCAAACACGAGAAGAATTCGATAAGTATGTAGCAGAGTTTTTAGAAAAAGGTAGGGATGTTTATTTTGGCGTAGCTAAGTTTGAAACCAATTTAAACCGCAAAAAGGAAAACGTAAAAGACCTCAAATCTTTTTGGATTGATTTAGATTGTGGCGAGTCTAAAGCAGAAGTAAATCAAAAGACAGGTCGCCCTGATGGGTACATTGACCAAGCTACTGGATTACAAGAACTACAAAAGTTTTGCAAACTAATCGGATTACCCAGACCATTACTTGTTAACTCAGGTAGAGGCATCCATGCGTATTGGCCCCTTACTAATCCTGTAAGTAAAGAGGAATGGGAGCCAGTTGCTAATCGTTTGAACGAGTTGTGTGTATTGCACAACCTTTATGTCGACGCAAGCGTATTTGAAATAGCCCGTGTACTTAGAGTACCAGGCACACTGAATTTTAAAGATAATCCACCTAAGCCAGTAGAGCTAATCAGTGATGCACCAGATGTAGAGTACGAAACATTTAAAAATTTATTAGGCGTAAAAGAAGCGCCAACAAAACCTTCCGCACCAAAAGAATTAAGTGAATTACAAAAAGCCATGGCTGCTAATACCGTATCACGGTTTAGTAAGATTATGATTCGCAGTGCCAACAACGAAGGTTGTGCACAGTTGTTGTATCAGTTTCAAAACCAAGACTCTGTATCCGAACCTATGTGGTTCAATGCCTTATCTATTGCTCACCGTTGCGTAGATAGAGAAACTGCAATCCATAAGATTTCAGAACGGCATCCTGAGTACTCACCCGAAGATACAGAGAACAAAGCTAGTCACACTGCGTTCGCACAGCGATGCGCTACGTTTGAGAAAAATAATCCAGGAGGTTGTGATGGTTGCCAATGGAAGGGGCGTATCGGTTCTCCTATTGCATTAGGTAGAGAGATAGTAAAAGCAGAAGAAACAGAGGTTCACGAGACCGAAGAGTTAGATGACTTTGCAACACACAAGATACCGTCTTACCCGTATCCTTATTTCCGTGGTAAGAATGGTGGCATTTACATAACTGTTAGCAGCGATGAAGAAACAGAACCTATCTGTGTGTATGAACATGATTTATATGTAGTAAAGCGGATGAACGACCCTGATCCTTCTGTGGGTGAGTTAGTGCTGTTACGTTTGCATTTACCTAAAGACGGTGTACGAGAATTTACAATACCCCTTTCTACGGTGGCAGTTAAAGAAAGATTGCGTGAAGCTCTTTCTACCAAGGGTGTGGCGGGTATGCCAAAACAAATGGATCAACTAATGGCGTTCTTAATGATGTTTATTAAAGAATTGCAATATAAAAAGAAAGCAGAGCTTATGAGGACACAATTTGGCTGGGTAGATAAAGACAGCAAGTTTATTATTGGTGATAGGGAGATTAGTAAAGATGGTGCATTCCATAGCCCTCCATCCACGGTTACACAACAGTTTGCAGAAAGCATGCATCCTATGGGGACAATGGAGAAGTGGAAAGAAGTATTTAATATGTATGGGGCGCCTGGTCTAGAACCCCATGCGTTTGCTGCGCTTACTGCGTTTGGCGCGCCACTTCTTAAATTCACTGGTCATAGCGGAGCAATCATAAACTTAATCCACAAGGATTCGGGCACAGGTAAGTCTACTGCGTTGTATATGTGTAATAGCGTGTACGGACACCCCGATAGACTAGCGGCTATTTGGAAAGATACCCTAGCTGCTAAGGTGCTTCACCTAGGTATTATGAATAACCTACCGTTTACTGTGGATGAGATTACCAATCTTAGCCCTGCGGACTTCTCCACTTTAGCGTATAGCATGTCACAAGGTCGTGGAGCAAATAGGTCTAGGTCAGACAAGAATGAGATGCGCATTAACAAGACTACTTGGCAGACTATATCCTTAGCTAGTTCTAACGCTAGCTTCTACGAGAAAATGGGTGTGCATAAGAATAGTCCTGATGGCGAGATGATGCGCTTACTGGAGTATCAAATTCACCCAAGTAATATTATCCCAACTCATGTAGCTAAGCACATGTTTGACCACCAGCTCAAGGAGAACTACGGTCATGCTGGAGATATTTACTGTTCTTACCTAGTCAATAACCTAGAAGATGCTAAGAGCAACATGTTAGCTATCCAACAGAAGATTGATAAAGAGATGCGTCTAACCAACAAGGAGCGCTTCTGGTCTGCAGTTATTGCTTGTAACCTAACAGGGGGTTTGATTGCCCGTATGCTAGGTCTACACGACTACGATATGAAAGCTATCTACGCATGGTCTATGCAGATGCTAACCACAGTACGTCAAGATATTGCACCACCAGCTAACAACTCCTCTTCTGTAATTGGTGACTACCTTAATCGTCATATACAAAACATGTTGGTTGTAAACAACGATACAGACAAGCGTACCAACATGCACTCCTTGCCAATACAAGAGCCACGGGGTGAGTTGTATATCCGTTATGAGCCTGATACGAAGCTAATGTATATTGTTGCCAAGCACTTTAAAAAGGATTGCGTAGAGTCACAAGCATCGTACAAAGACACCTTGCATGAGCTTAAGACTAAGGGCATCTTCCTTAAGGGTGATACCAAGCAGATGTCAAAAGGCATGCGGCTTACATCACCTGGAGTCTATGCGTTGATATTCGATTGTTCTTTGACGGACTTTATTGATATAGATGCGATGGTTGCGCCTATAGTTGAGAATGCTAGTAGAGAAAATTAGTTACAACGTTAACTGGAAAAATTTTAAGGTGGGGTATTCAATTTTCATACCCTGCATTGACACCAGTGAAGCTAAGCAGGATATCTTACGTGTTACAAAAAGATTAAAGATAGAAGTAATTACGAAATTAGTTATTGAAGAAGGGGTGAGGGGCTTACGCATCTGGAGAATTTAACCTATACTCAGGCGTAGAACAACTCCTTGTTGTTTCTTCTCGGAAGTTAGCTCCTTCCAATCCTTTTGAACCCCGCCTAGTGCGGGGTCTTTTTTAATCTGCGGAACGAGTGCCTTCAACCAACGGATAGATAAACGGAGCTTGCTTATCAGATACAGATAAGCCTTGAGACGATTTGCCACGACGCTCTTCACGGGACTGTAAAGACTTACTAATTGTTTCACCGTCAATAGGTAGCATAGCGTTCTTAGTATTAAATTTTTCTATATCATCTAATATGGAATCAATCTTATCGTCGTCTTCATTACGCACGGCTATATCTAAGCGGTTAAGTAACGTAGCTGTTTGCTTTTCTATTTTTGCAACTACTTGCTTTGCCATAAAATTAGATTTTTGTAGTTGTGCTACTTGAGTATTTCCAAACCCTAGAGCTTGCGCAGCTAATTTGCCTGTCGTATAAAACTCAGCCGCCTTGATCTCATCGCCTTTGGTAGTAGTAGCACCTTCTTGACTTAACCTATATGAAGCCAAACCACCTCTAAGCCATGCTGGGGCAAGCTTTTCAAAACCTCTATTTATCTGCCCATTATTAAAGTCATCAAAAGCACCTGCTATGTTTGCACCTACGCTACCTATAGGGCCAGTAAAACCAAACACAAAGTTTTGGAAAGCCTCACGAGAAGTATCCCCAGGGGTGTCATTTCTAAACCACAAACCATCTAACGAAGTAGACGCACCAAGATTTAAATCTGTATACGCAGACAATGGACCCATCTCAACACTACGAGCTAATGTTTTAGCATCCTCTTCACTTAGTCCTAAAACACTAGCTAAGTTGCTATCGGGGCCAAAATAACTAGGAATAAACCAGTTTCTAAACCATACATCTAGATTACGCTTACCAAGTGGGTTTCCTTCGTCATCTTCATCGTAGTCTTCGTCATCCTCATCACGCATTAATTCACGCACACCTTCTGCTACACCCATGATAAAACTATATAAAGGGAATCCTGTAACACCAGCAAATAAACCAGTCATACCTAAAGTACCAAAGAACTTAATTGCTGCTTCTTTCTTTTCATCTTTGTTTAAGAACGGCAGCATACCATAAAAGTTACGTACTAAATACGATGTCATCTGTAGTGGGTAGGTTAAAAATTGTGTGCCTAACCTAGCTAATGGACTACCTTTCATCAACCTAGGCTTGTTGTACTGTGTGTAGTTAAACAAAGCATCGTACGTTAGGGCTAAGGCTCTTTCAGTAGCGGCATCAAAAGCAGCTTTATCATCCATGCCCTTTTGCTTGTAATCAGCGTAGGCTAATTCAAAAGATGACATAAACATAATCTCACGAGAGATACGCTCAGCGTGGTGGAATGCACCACCCATAAAATTAAACACACCTCTAGTCGCTTTGCTAACTACATTGTGATATTTAGCAGTAGGAACTGCAGACATTGCAGTCATATCTCCTGCATAGGTAGACATAAATATATCTTTGTCATTAGCAAAATTCCAAGCGTCTTTTAGCGTTTTTCTATACGCTGGGTCTTTATGCTCAGTAACATACTTAGAGTCACCAATAGAAGGCTGCCCCCAGTTAGTAGTTACGTTCCCATTGTCATCTGTTTTAGTTGTGCTAAATTTATTCCACAAAGCACTATACCTAAGAGCAGTTGCACCTGCTTTTGCTACACCAAACTCTGCTGCTAAGGTAGGTAAACCAACAATAGGTAACTGCGTCATCTGTATTAACGCAGATTTAGGAGAGGTTAGCAACCAATAGAATACAAACTTGTTACCCGCCGCTGCAACTTGATTCCAGTCTATGCCGTCATCAGGGATGCTAGGTGTAATTTCTTCAAGCGCCCTAGCGCTAATTTCTCTAACTAATACCGCTAATTTTAGTTTGTCTGGGTTCTGTGCTATTTCCGCATATGCAGCTGCTATGCCATTACGAATCTTATCTGCATAGCTTAAACGGGCTAATTGATTAGCAGCTGTATGTTGGCTAGTAATAAAGTTGCGGATTACATCGGCACTAAAACCAGTCTTGCCTTGACGGTGTACAAACTTACGACGTATGTCTTTATCAGGTAAGGTCATTAAATACATCTGATAAATGTTGTCCTTAACAGCCTCTATATCCGACATTTTATTGCTATCAAGCATTGCAAAGATTTCTTTAAGCATGTCGCTAGACTCAACATGCTTCTCTCTTAGTTTGCGTATGTCATCGCCAACGTCTATATCCCCATCTTCAATCATTTTAGCTAAGCTACGATTGGTACCACCAGCTTTATTAAGTTCAGCAACACGGGCTTCAACAGCAGCATTTCGGGCGGTAGCGCTTTCAAACATATAGAACTCACCACTCTTGCCCTTACCTTTACTAAACCAGAAGTTACCGTAACGCATTAACGGGAAATAAATATCTAACAGTCGGGCTTCTTGGAAGGTCTTAGTAATAGCCGCAATCAATTTACCTTTTGGAGTAGACGCATCATTAATATCTCCAGGTACGTTAGAAGATGCAATCTTTTCTTTTAATAATTTTTCATGCAAGTCAAACGTTTCTTTGTAGCTATCTCTAGCCATTTTGTATATAGTATGCCCTTCGCCATTTCCAAACTTACCTAAAGCATCCCAGCCAAGCATAGTAAATTTTTCACCTGTAATAGGGTTATTTAAAACCCCACCTTCGTATACTAGTTTTATAGCTGCGGTGCGTTCAGTTCTTTGCTTTTTAAGGTTAGGTAGCGTCTTAGGATCTGTAGACGGGTTAAGAATATCGTTTTCTATTTGTTTTAATTTTGGATCATTTTTTATAGCGGTTGCTGCATCAGGATGTTTAGCAGGGTCAACTTGTAACAAAGTAGCTGCATTTATTACATCAGCTAGTGCGTTGCCACCTTTTTTATATTTTTGGTTAAAGTTAATCCAAGCAGGGGTTTTTTCAGAAAGTTCACGAATCATGCGGGTGCGCATACCAGCCATGTCGTTTACAGCGGAATTAATAACTTTTAGGTTGGTAAGCTTATCCCCTGCTATGCGGGTAATATCCCCTGTATCAAAAGCGCGCATTACAAACCTTAACTTGGCTACGCTTATAGTGCTATACACAGCCTTCATTAGTCGAATAGCATCACTAGCATTTCTAGTTTGCATCATTAACTGACCGATTGAAGTATTCATGTCAGTACTACTATGAGATAACCTAAGTTTTCTAAGTGTGGTTTCTACCATCTTTAACTGTTTAGGCGCTTTTGGTTGCTTAGCCTTAGCTTGTGACGGCTCACTCGTTGCAACCGCTGCTTCTGCAAGCTGTACGTCTAACAACTTATTAGTAATAATAATTAAATCTTGTAAGGCAGACTTATGGTTCTCGCCCATGTTAAACATTTGACGCAAGCTCTGTACAAACTTATTAAACAGTTTGCTAATAAACCCAGGTGCCTCACCAGCATACTCGCCAGGAGCTAGTAAAAGAAAGTCTTGCATTGCGGGTAAAGACAAACCATAAGATACAAATTCTTTAATATCAGTAAATGCCTCATCAGGGATGTTTAACATCTCAGGAGTAAGTTGACCTAAATCTTCTAGCAAAAGAGCATCAGATTTAAGCTGGTCATATAGCTGTTTGGCTTCTGCCATGGTCTCCATAAGCTCAACAACAGGAACTCGTAAGGAAGCAGGAATAGGCTTGCCATCTTGTTTTAATTGCAGGTAGGTGTCGATACGAGCAACAGTTGCAGCATGCAAAGCTTCGTGTAACACAACAGTATTGTTAATACCGCCTTCACGCATTACATAGATAGTCTTTCTATCGGGAACATATAAACCTGCTGCCCCTTCCATTTTTCTTTGTAGGAATGAGGTTGGCATATCCGCAGCATTATCTACTATGACAAACTTAACACCATTAAGGAACGGTGCAAGACGCTTAGCTAAAGCTTGTTCAAATGCGTTGCCGTTTTTGGCTATAAAGTTAACTGCACCTTTAGCAAAATTAAATTGTTCAAATGCCGTGTTATCCTGTCCATTAGTAGATTCGCTAATTTCGGAACGGCTAGGTGCGCCTATTTTTTTCTTAGAGTCGTATATTTGTTTAGCAGTTTCAAGTTCTTTGGGGTCAGCTGTTTCTAATAATGTACTAGCTCTTTTACCCGCAGTCTTATTTTTTTGGTCAGGGTCAATAGATAGACGATATGCCGTCTCAAGTGCGCCTATACGCTGCAATTTTAATTGGGATAACTGAGATATTGCGTCTTGTTCGTTAGCAGCATTATTAATAATTTGCTCTGTATTTACCTCTTGGGTTAAAACTTTTTCTGCCCTATTAATGTCATTACTAGCGTTACGACCAATATCTTGACGTTGTTTTTTATACGCAGCATCAGCGGCTATTTGCTCTGGAGTTTTTGTAACAATTGGTCTACCACGAGATTTACCTTTAGTACCTGTAGTATCTGTAGTACCTGTAGTTATTTCTTCTTCAGTTACTGTTGTATCTTGAGGTGGTTGTTGTTTTTCATACGCATTAATTATGGCGTCATCTAAAGCACGGGTTTCCCCTGTTGCTGTTTCCTTTAAATAATCTTTTTTAGTAAGTCCTAGTTGAGCTGCTTTGGCTTCTATTAAACGTCTAGACGCCATTGTGGCATTTCGTTTGTTAGCTGGGCTAGGATATATGCTAGTTGCTTCTTCTGCTGCAATTGATTTAGCGTATAAATCAACTAAATTTTGAGGTACGGTAATTGCTGGAGGAACACTTGCGCCAACACCAGCAGCTTGTTGCTGGGCGGCAATTTGTTTTTGACGTAGGCTTTCTTTAGCATTTGCTAATGCTTGTTCATCTGTTAACTGGGGATACTTAGCTTTTAGGTTTGCAGCTAGTGTATTGAGTTCAGCTCCTTCTCCGCCTCCAACAGCATCAGTAGTCGTGCCAGTTGCTGCCAAGTCTCCTTGGGTAGTGTCCGTAGTTCTTGTGTCGGTTCCGCTTGTTCCGCTAGGCACAGAAACGCCTGATTGATCTGTTCCACCGATAATTGATTCAAGTCCATCTAGTCCACCCTCCTGCAGTATGGCATCCCCAGCAATAGCAAAAGCTTCTTCTTCAGTATAAAGGCGCCCGCCTGATCCATCTTTTTTTACTGTTTTAGGATTTTGTGTATTTTTTAATCTTTCAACTTCATTGTTAAATTGTGCACCTAAAGCCTCCATAGCTCCAGGTTTGTTAAGCATTTCAAGAGTTTTCTTTTGGTTTTCAATTGCTTTAGCTTCTTCTTCTCTTTTTGCAATGGTAGACGGTAAACGTTCATAGGCTTGTTGCCCACCAAATGCTCCTGTCTCTAATAAGCTACTTGGACCTTCACCAGCGGCTTCTAAAAGTGCTCGACCAGGTTTTTTAACTTCACCTTCAGTAGCAAGCTGTGCAAGTATTTCACCACCAGCACCACTAACCATTTGCGCAACAGGTTGAGCTACTCCAATATTGACAGCTTCTTTTGCAAATTGATTTTTTATTACTCCTTTAGGTACAAGCATTTTGCTAGCTAATCCAGCAGCAGCTGTATCTGCAACAGCAATAATAGAACCCCGTGCTAAGGCATGTTCATACGCTTTAGCAAATAGTGTAGGATCGTTTAATGCTTTGTTAACCGCTATAGGGTCTCCAGTATTGATTCCGTTATCTTGGAAGTACTCCATAACCCCAGAGGACAACTCACTAGCAAAGCTAGTACTACCCATAGCCAACGCACCCACAGTAGGGTTACGTGTTATAGCACCTAGTACAAGAGCAGGAGCAACCTGTGGCAAGCTTTCTAAAGATACACTAGCCATAACACCTAAAGGATCAGCTTGAAATGCTTGAAATGCCTGTCGTGCAGTTGTTACATCATTTAATAGTTCAACGGCTGGTCTTTTTTTAATTTTACTAATTTCTGTTTGAACGCCCATTACTTTCTTTTGTGCTTCTGCTTGTCGTGCCTGCAATGATTTAATTGCGGCTTCAGCTTCTTCTGGTTGAAGAGGGGTCATCTCCCCAGTTAGGGGATCCCGTGGACCGACCTTGCCTTCTCGTATTGCATTAATTTCTTTTTGAAGACTAGTAATTTCTAAGTTTGGAACAAGAGTTGATAAACCTTTAACTCCTGCTTTTATTGGATCAGTCTGCCTCTGTAGAAAAGGCACTTCTGCTTCGTATTTTGCAGTTGCTTCTGCTAGTTGTTTCTTTTGTTGCGCAGTTAAACCTGCACCTGGCTGCGCTGCAAAAGCCCCTTTAGGGGTTTCCATTTGTGAAGTTACTTCTTCAGGACTGCTTATGGGCGCAACTTCTGTTGTTGGTGCCGCTATAGGAGCGGCTTTAGGCGCCTCTTGTTTACCAAGATATGTCAATATTTTATTTTTTGCTACTGTTGGGTCTGCATCAGCAATATCATATTGCTGACCCTTATATTCGTAAATAGGCATTTTATAAAGCCTTAATCTAACTTAATTACTTTTGGCTTGTTACTACCTCCGCTTCCACCAGATTGATTTCTAGACAGTATTTTATCTCTTACCTCCCCACTAATTCTTGCATCTTCTGCTTTTTTCTCTGCAGGAGTTAATTTATCCCAATCAGCCTCTGCTTTACGCGCTTTCATTCTGGCTTTATATTCTTTGTACCCAGGAGTGTTAACTGTAGCAATTTCTTTATTAGCATCATCTCTAGTAAGATTTTGTCCAGTAATATTTACTTGTTGCGCTGCAACACCTGCACGTGCCATTTGTGCTTTCTGTAATTTATCTAAGTAGTCGTTCCTACCTTCAAAAAGAACAATTTCATCAGGTCTTTTATCACCCTTAGCTCTTGCATCTGCTAAATAACCCTTAGCGTGATTATCTGCTCTATCCGCTACAGAAGCTCTTGTACTTGCAATAGATTCTTTAGTTTCGCGTTCTTTAGCTTTATCAAACATAGCATTGCCACCAGTAATATCACCTAGCTTCATTAGGCGTTCACCTTCAGCAACTTCAGCAAGACCTTTAGCAACTTCACCACGACGCCCTCTAAGTCCTTCTTCACGGGCTATTATATTTGGCAATGTTGCCCTACCTGTTTTACCAGCTGCTTGCGTTAAAGGGCCTGTTTGAGTGGCTAAATTAAAGCCAATGTCCATCAAGTTATACCCTTTATTTTTGCTCTCAGCATCTGCTAGGGCAGCTTGTTCTTTTGTGTAAAACTCACCTAATGCAGCCTTGGGCGCACCAACACCAGCAGCCTCACGTTGTTTTCTAGCAAAGTTCTCGTATTGCTGACGTTCTAAAAATTGTTGTTGTAAGCGAGCCGCCGCTTCTTCATCTAAGTCTACTTCACCCTCATTAGCAAAAGCCACAATACCACCACTAGCGGCATTTAGCATATCCATAGACCCAGCAGGTGCGGCAGGTAAACCAGCTCGTTCAGTAACAGGGGTGGGTAGACCACGTTGATCTTGAGCAATAGACTGTTGCGCTTGTGTTTCAGCTTGCTCTCTAATCTTTTGCTCTTGTAATATTTGTATTGCCATAGCACGAATTTCTTCGCTAGGACTGCTTTGCGCAACACGATTTAACTCGTCAGCATTCATCATCATTAATTTTTGACGGATACCACGAACTACTCCGCTATCAGGATTAGCCTGAACCATTCCTCTATTAGCATAGCCTGCAACGCCACCAGAAGCTAAATCTTTGATAGTTCCTCCCTCTGCAAACAAACCAGCTTGCTTAGCGCCAGCAGCACCAGCTAAAAGACCAAGACCTTGCGTAATGGGAGCGGGTGCTGCTTGATACGTTTGTGTAGTAGTTGCTTGCATTGGTAGACCACGCAACATATTGGACATCATGCCTAATTGCAGGAGTGGGTACTGTTGTTGTGTTGCATAGTCTTGGGTAGCCTGATTAATCTTAGCTTGCTCCATTGCTTGTTGTTGCCCACCCATTTGATTTTGCAAACCAATAATGCCTTGTTGTGCTTGTAATTGAGCACCGCCTAATTGACCTATTTGCCCAGCACCCTGCATAGTTTGACCTAAACCTTGTAAACCAACACCAAGACCTCCGTAACCAGCTTGTAATCCTTGAAGTCCTAAATTAGCACCAAACTGTTGAGACTGTAGCGCTCTATCGTAAGCAGACTGAGAGCCTTGAGCTTGGATATTAGATAAGTTAGAAAGTAAATTACGCTCACGCTCACCTTGCATCAAAGCCTGACGTGCACCGCCATAAGTACCTTGCCGAGACGCTCCTAAATTTTGAGCATTTTGTGCCATCTGCGCTTCACGTACAGCAGCTGCTTTGGCAACATCAGTAACGCTTTGTTGATATGGCGACATGTATGCTTGCATGGTTCCAGGACTTGTTACATTTTGTGCGTATTGTTGACCTGCACCAAAACCTTGTTGAGCGGCTGCTGCTCCTTGACCTGCTAACCCCATAGAACCCATAGCGCCTAAACCAGTTAGTCCAATAGCTTGTTGATATTCACCAGGTGTTTGTAACGCAGCAGTAGCTTGTTGAGCCTGCCGCTGCATCGGACTAAACGGCGCAAAATAATTACTTACATCCGTGCTATAGGGTCGATATGGTTTAAATCCAGTAATATTAAAACCACCTTCTGCAGTTGGAGCGCCTTCAAACAACTGCCTCTGAGTTGCTTCCAACATGTTAGTAACATATGGTTTTGCATATTCAGGAATATTAGTCTGATACGCAGTACTCTGTTGGGGTGGAGGAGTGCCACCACCACCACCGCCTTTGCCACCGCCACCACAAATGTATCCACCACCAAGCTTGCGCTGAGTGACGCTATCGCCTAGGGGTTCGCCAAAGGCTTCTAATTCTCTACGAGACCAATTCTGTTTCATGTTTTACCCGCTCCCTAATCCAGCGACAGTCAGCTTTATTCATTTCAAAAACTACTAAATCCCCGCCATCACAATGCATACCTGGGAAACGAATGGCTTCTTTAAATCCCAGTTTTTTGTCATACTCCATAGCCTTTGTATTTTGGCTATTTACAATTCCAAAAGTTTTCTCTAAACCTAAAAAGTTAAAAGGATAATCAAACGCACCAAACAATAAACCCTTAGGCGTATAACCACCTTTTAAATTAACCATGTGCATTTGGCAAGTCTTTCCTATAAATGCCGTATACCCAATAACCCACTCAATCTGATCGTTTTCATCTACCCAAAACAACGCTTGAAAATCTGCGCAAGGCTGAACTCCAGCATGCTCATATAAATAGTGTTGGGCAATCGCCTTAGCTTCATTTGACTGAGCACCCTTTAACATTTATGCAGGCATGTATCTACTAGCTTTAACTGCGGGAGCTTGTTTCTTTTTACCCGTTCTAGCTTTGCGAATCTTGTTCATCATGCTATATAACTTCTTAGCACCAGCATCCGTAGAGCCATTACCTAAATGCGAAACAACATCCGCTGGTACAACAAACTCTCCATCAGCCAACCGTGCTGGTTGCTTTCCAGCAATAGTAGCAGGAATAGAATCAGACATACCATCACCAGGTCCTTTAAGCATTCTTCCGCCATCAGAGTATCCTCCTAGGTTATAACGCATAGTGCCACCAGCAGCGGCTTCTTCTATCTCAGGAGTAGCGCCTTTAATATCGCCTAGACCTTTAATTGAGGTTTTAGGAAGAGCAACTGGCTTAATACCAGCACCCTTACCTGCTTTGCCTAAACGGACCATAGAGGCAGTAAAAGCATCTTTTCTTGCTGTATCTACATCAGTATCTCTAAATATACCTGTGCGTGGAACCCCAACACTTTCTGGTAAATGTTTTATTTGTTGCTGCCCTTGTCTATCCAAGTAATCTTGTAATACATTAACTTGACCTTTACTTTTATATCGAGCAACGCCACCAGCCGCATACTCCATAGCTCCACCACCCATAAAGCCCTTTTGCATATTACCTTGCATTAAGCCTCTAGCTTCGTCCATACCAGATTCATCGTCAAAAGAACCTCCAGCAGCTAACTCCATAACACCACCCTGAGCTGCATATTGAGCTTGGTAATACGGATTAGGTCTTGGAGCCTCGTAGGCTTGGTAATTTGGACTTAGTTTGTAACCTTTAAGTCTTCTATCGTATTCATCTTCTTGATACCCAGCGGAACCTACACCTTGTTGTTGCTGATCTCCTACTAAAAGAGGTAAGGCAGCGCTACCTATAGTACCAACGTTACTACCTAAGAAGCTTCCAGCGGCGGGTACACTTGAGCTAACTTCTTTAAGCCCTGTAGCTATATTACTTCCTGTAGTAGCACCAGCAGCACCTTGCGCCCTACCCGCAGCACCAATAACATCTTGAGGACTAGCCCCAGGAACATTTAAAGCAGATTGATAGCCTTGTACAGCTTCTGAAGTTAGTCCTGGAAAATTATTGGCGTTTCCTAAAAACCCTTGAGCTGCTTCTTGGGTAAGCTGTTGTGCTCCACCTGTTTTAGCGTACAGATCCGCATAGTTAGCTGGAAGGGTTGTACCCTCTAAAGCAGCAGTTTTAGCAGCTTCTTGTACTGCTTGTTGCGTTCCTTGTGTAACGGCTTCATTAGCAACGGTTTTAAATCCTTCAGTAGCAGCTTGTTGCCCTGCTTGAGCAGCAGCTTGTCCACCCGCCGCAGATAAACTACCAGCTAACCCAGCACCACCATAGGCGCCTAGACCAGCTATAAGACCTTTTTCTACGCTACCTGTAGCCAAGCCATAGCCACCACCCACTATAGCAGCGGCAGCTAAAGGACCTACTCCAGGAATCATCATTAGACCCGCACCAGCAACCATTGGGAGTATTTGTTCTAGAAACCCAGCCTCTACAAGACCAGTATCGGGGTTAATAGTAAGGGACCCGCCGTTAGCCAAAGCCAAAGCTTGTAAACCTTTAATCTCGTTCTTAGACATATGAACAAGCTCAGTGTCTCTACCACGACCTTTGGTCTTTAGATAGTTTGCTGTGTTATGTAATCCACCATTTGTGTTCATATAATAGTCACCGTTACCGTTCCTACGTTACCCGTTCCTGATACACCTTGAACATCAACTAAATTAGAGTTGGCTACTACTGTGACACTGCCAACTGACCCAGTTCCCGACACACCTTGTACATAGGCAAAGTTTAGCGAGACTATTTTTAAGAACTCGCCATCCCGAAAGACTGTGCCTTCTGGCAAATTGTACCCCGATGTTGGCAAATTTAATAGCCGTAACCCGTCTAGTTGCAAGGCAGCATTGGAGTCGCTTTGCGTAAAGTAAAGCCTTAATGCCCCAATTAACTGCGCCATGTGCTGTTGGTCGTATTCGACTGGAGCCAGAGGTAAAGCTGGCGCACGGAACCGTTGCATTCCCATTATCTACGCCCATCTGGTCTGCCATCCAATCTAGGACTACCTAACTGCCATTGAACATTTAAGTCAGAAGATTGAATCTGAATAGCCATCTGTCTAGCCCTAGCCCGCATAAAGATCTGCTCGGTGTATATATCTACCGAGGTCTCGATTACTGTGCCTGTCTCGGTGTTGGAATATGCGTTGCCAGGAAAGTTCCGTGGTTTTATTAACATTGTGACCGCAGGCAAGGTGGCAGTCGATCCCGCAAAGTTAAGGTCAGGAATAATCCGCTTAGTCAGGATGAACTGATCCCCGTCTACAAGGTCAAAGTCTGATGAGGCAATAAAAGAGGTCATTGCCGTTGTGCCATCGTTTAAACCTTGCTCATGGTTATAGATAATGCTGTCGGCAGTCATTGTGGTCTGGACTACAAGCTGGGAGATATTGACGATATAAGTGCCTATCCCACCAGTTCCTGTGCCTAGGGCAGTAATCTTAGTGCCTGTAGCTACTCCAGTACCCGTAATGACTGAGCCTACTTGCAGGCTACCAGTAGATATTGCAGTCACATTGAGGGTTGTACTGTTATTCAGAGAGCCTGTAAAAGACGTTGTGGTAACTGCTTGAGGGTATTCCCTTAAAGACGAGTCTGACCACGCAGTGCGATCTATCGTTCCGTAGTACCAAATCTTCTCTAAGTGGTTATAAATCACATAGGCGTTATTAATTTGACTATTAGCCGTTGGGTAGAACCACCAAATTTCATTCCAGCCCTCGTTTGTTCCTGAGATAATCTGGTCGGCTTGATTGTAGTTAAGGTTCTCAAATACGTGATTTCTTATGGTACATGGCAGAGTCTCTACCCGTCCGCCATAGGCATAGAACTTATCATGCCCCATCCAATAAGCCGTGTTATTAACGGTAACGACCGCCCGTGGGCTAAGAATTGAAATGTTATCAGAAAGCTCTTGAAGACCGAATACGTCCGTAGTGCCTAGGAACTGTAAAGAATTAAGGGTTCCCTCTGTATATACAAGGATCTCCTGACGAGTTGCTACGGCACAGACTATGGCAGAACCACGGGATACTCGTAAGAATCCTGCTGAATTAGTAACTAGCGGAGTCCAGACATTAGGTTGATCTTGGGTGGCAAAACGGATTAATAAAGGATCAGATGTTCCTCCCCCAAACGGTGTACAGCCAAAAGCCAATAAATGTTTATCGTTCTGGGAAACTAATACTTGCATTGCCTGAGTAGGGACATCAGCAGGAGCTACTCCGTCAATAGTTGTTGTGGCTAAAGGTGTAGCCCTAGTTCCAACACCGCTAGAATACTTCCAATAAAAAATGGTTCCATCACGGATATTAGCTACTAGGTCATCGTCAAAGTTTTGTAAGAACCAATCCCGTTGTGGTGCATAAACAGGCGTAGCTGATCCTAAACCCCAGCCAACCGTACTCCATGTACCTGAACCCCAGCCGTATCCAGCAACACCGCCATCGTTACCTATATTGATTTGGAAGGCTGCGGTAATAGCAGAACCACCACCTGAAGTCGAGGATGAGGCTGCTGTGGCTGCTGTAATAGTAAAAGAGTTAGCGTCAACAAAAGCAATAATAAACTCAGTATTTAAGTTTGGCGCTGTAATTCCGCCTACCGCAACAGCACCAGAAAACGTGACATAAGAGCCATCTGTAGCACCGTGACCTGAAATAGTTACCGTAACCGTTTTAGAGCCATTAACCGTGGTAAAGCAGTTATCGGTTGCTGGAGATACAAAAGTAGCCCGTATTGGGGTAATGTCGTATAAAGTCTGCCCTGCTTCTATATATAGTTTTCTAGAAGTTCCAAGAGCTAGGTAGTTATCTGCAACCGTGGTAATCCAATTAAAGACTTGCCGACAGGTTCCCACCACAGTAAATAAACCATAACGAAGCCAGCCACCCATCTTCTGTGGGTATCCTGAGCGAAAGCGGATTTTGTCGCACTCAAAGAATCCACCTTCATTGGTGTAGTTAGTCTGATCTCTGTTTAAACCTGGTTTGAATTGTAGTTTCTGTAATGGCACGGGTTTACCCTTAGACGTATTGACGTGTTCCTGATTTGTCAATGATAAGGGCTTGCCGCCTTGGTGTCATGTCTTTTGTGTTAGGCACTGAGATATGTGTCCAGCGGTCAAACTCACGGATAATTTGGTCGTAGCCAATACCAGAGGCAATCACCGCTTTGACTACTTCATCTGGCGTCATGCCTGGTACTCTAATGTCGGCAGCACAACCTATGCGATGTTGTGAGGTGTTGCGACTTCCAACGGCATTGTTCACGGCTTCTGATCTAAAGGCGGAGTTAACCATAATTGGCTTACCACCCAACACAGTCTTTACCTGTTCTAAGAACTCTGCTAATCGGGTCAAATTTTCGGTTTCTTCTACATTTGGAGTGTTGTCAAACTCACGATGGTCGGTAATAGTTAGTTCTTCAAAGGTAAAGTGTTCACTTAGATTCATCTTTTGACCTCTTCATATCCATGATTTTTTCCAGCGTCCTACCGCCAAAATAGAAGGACATGATTAACATACCCCACTGCCCAAGCAGTTCTACATAGGGTTGATGTACATTCATTTCAAACGCACTCATAATCGCAAATGATGTATATACAACCAAAATAAATACTAGCGTACCTGGACGGATGTTTTTAGACAACCAGCTATCACTAGCCATGTCAGCTTGCTGGCGTTTTGTCAGTTCTTGGGCTTCAATGTTATCGGCATTGAGTTCAGCCAACCTGCCTTCTTGTTGCATCTGTAATAACTCTTTTTGAGCCTTTGCCTTAGCTTCAGGATCGGGAATAAACTTGTCTAGGACTTTCATCCCAACATCGACTAGTGCCATTAACGGAATCATATTATCTCCCTATAGCGGTTTCGTTATCGCCTTTGCGAACAACAACTTTATCGCCATCTACTGCAACAGTCATTGGATCACGATCAGCCATCTTATCTAGGCGGGAAATTAGTTCTTTCATAATCTCAAACTCAGGTCTGTCTTGTTTGGGGGTAGCACCAGCGACACCGTTAAGCATTGAGATTAAGGCGGTTAAAGACGCACCAAGTAACCCCATAACGGCAGCCATTTTAGATTCTTCAAGGACTATGGAAGCTCCTACGCCAATAACGACAATAAAGGTAATGTAGAAAAGACCTTGTTTGCCAATGTATTTACCAGCAACTTCTTTAGCGGTTTCATGTTCGTTCATTTCCATCTCCCCCAAGTACATTCGTAAGCTATCCAAGTTGCAAATATGTAACACAACGCCATAACGCTTTTCATTACCCTTCTATCGCTTTGCTCCAAATACTTATCACGCTTGTCTTCCCACTGCTTCCTAGCTTTAATACCCTGTATTTCTTCCCACGCTTTTTCGCCATACTTCTTAACTATTTCGTGCTTAATCTTTTCTTCAGACTGCTTGGCTAACATCAGCCTTTGGAACTCGTCTACTGCTTCAATAATTGTTGTGGTATCAGCGTTAACAATCCTTGAATTCTTCCTTGATGCTGCTCTTTCTTTTGCTGCTTTATCCGCTACCGCCAGTACGCCATCAATTGCTTTAGATAGTTCTTCAGACGCCTTTACAGACTCATTAAGAGTCTTTGTGACCTGTTTCGTGCCATCTATAATTCCAAACGGATCGGGCATGACTCAATTTAAAACACCTTTCCGCCAGCGGCAGGTACTGAAGTTGCATGAATAGATATATGCTGTTTCAGGTTTAAAGGAGCTTTACAGTCTGAGCAGGTATCTGCCTCTAGCTCGGCTTCATCTAAGTCGTAACCACAGGCTGCACACACCACTTCTACCTCATGGGCAGGTTCAATCAACCCACCCTCTAAGTTTCTGGCTTCTACAAACTGTTTCATGTTAGTTCCATTTCTTCAAGTAAATGTAAATAATCATTGGATTCCCATAAATGTACCCAACTTAACTGTGGTGAAGCAATAACTGTAGGCTCTTGATATGAAAGATGATAGGCACATGATGGTATTGGGCTAAACAAACGAACATGACCTGTATTATTTTTTAAATTTACATACAGTTTATTA